CCGAGCAACTTCCGAACCGCGTCGGGGTTGCGCTGGATGATATTAATAACTGCCTCCTCGCCCTCGGAGGTCGCGAGGCCGGCTGGAATGTCGGCCGGATCGGTGACGTTCGTTATATTTACGACCGGCGCCGATTGTGCGGCCTGGTTAATGTTTACGTTCGGCGTGACCGCTCCGGAGCCTGGCGGAGTGAATAACTCCGGCCCGCGTTCGCCGACGACGATCGGCTGGCCTCCCGAGACCTGGCCGCCACTTTGAAATCCGAAAAAGCCGCCGACAAGCGAACCGATCCCGCCGGCGCCGCCGCCGCCGCCGCCGAGGTTCCCGAGTATATCGAACAGATCGGAGGCGAGCGCGTCGGCCGCCAGCTTTTGCAATGTTTGAGCAAACGCGAACGGGAGCTCGTCCAGGCCCTCGGCCATTGGATCGGCCAGGATTCCGCCGAGCGTATCCTGGGCCGCACCAGCGGCGTCGTCAAAAAATTGCGTTAGCGTGTCGGACGACTCTTTGAGTTTGTCCTGGCCGTCCAGGAGCGCCTCGGTTAGCTCTCGAATTCGCTCGGCCTGTTCGGCGGTCGCGCCGCCGGCGAGAGCTCGGAGCTCGGCATTAATCGCGAGCGCCTCGTTATCGGCGCCGAGGAGTGAGATCTCCTCCTCGAGGGCCTCGATCTGTTCGTCGAATGTCGCCTTTAACTCGGCGGCCTCGATCTCCTCGCGGAGTGCTCTCTGAGCTGCCAGGGCCTCCTCGCCGAATCTCACGAACGCGTCGGTTAATTCGAGGACTTGCTCGGTCGGAACCAGCTCGCCGAATATATCGCCGGCCGCTGTCGCGAGCTCTAAATCCTCGCGAAATTCGCGGATCGCTTTCGCCGCGTCCTCGCCGTGGAGGGCCGTCAGTCGGAGCTCCTCGCCGGCGATATTGAGCTGGACTTTAAAATCCTGGGCCGCTTCCCTGGCTTCCAGGAGATCCTCGGCCGAATTCGGCGGCAATATCGGGCGATCGTCGCCGCCGCCGCCGCCGGTTGCGGCCAGGATTATATCCCTCGAGCCCTCGTCCCATATCTCGGTTAATTTTGAAATCGCGGCCTCGGTGTCTGCGGTGAGGCGCTCCCCGAGCCCGCCGAATCCCTCGGTAAATGCTTTCGCGTTGCTCTCGCCGAGCTCGGTAAATATTTGATCGGCGGCCCTGAAATCGGCCGACAAAAATGCGACGATGCCGGCCGCCGTGGCGCCGATCGTTTCGCCGACAATATTAAAAGCGGTCTGGACGGTCGTCACCAGGGAATCCGCGAGGGCGCTCATAACAAAGCCGACGGACACGGCGGCGGTCGCGAGCTGTTTCATGCCGTCGGTGAGCTCGTCCTCGGGCTGGAGCGTTCCGGTCAGGGCCAGGGCCAGGTCGTCGATCGCGTCCGAGACGCCGATCAGTATCCCCGCCAATCCCTCGCCGGCGCCGCTCGTTTGGTTGAGCTGGCCGACCAGGTTTAAAAATGAATTCGAGATCGTTTGGACGGCCTGGCCGAGTGTGACCTCAGTTTTTCCGAATTGCTCGTCGATGCCCTCGCCGCCTTTCAGGATCGCGTCGAAAAATTCCGTGCTCGAGACCTCGCCCTCGGTGACACGTTTCCGGAGCTCTCCGACTGATATGCCGGCCTCGCCGAATCCACGGGCCGCCGCCTGGGCGATCGGGAACGCGCCCTCGAGGATCGAGTTAAACTCCTCGGCGCGAACGATGCCGCTCGAGAATGATTGCGAGAGCTGGCGCAATGCGCCCCGCGATTCCTGGGCGCTCGAGCCCTGGATGGCGAGCGCCTTGCCCGAGATCTCAGTCAGTCGGAGGAGTTGCTCGGTCGACGCGCCGAGCTCGTCGGCTGCGATCGCGGCCGATCCATAGAGCGACGCGATCGCCTCGAATCCTGTCCGCGTGTCCTGGGAAATGTCGAATAATTCTTTTTGAACCTGGGCCAGCTCCTCGCTCGAGTCGGTCACGATCCGGAGGCGGTTCTGGAGTCCCTGGTAAGCGTCTACGGCCTTGAAAACCTCGCGCACGGCGAGAGCGCCGGCGAACGCGGCGACGGCACCAGCGGCCGCTTTAAAGCCTGTCGTGAGTCCTTTCGATTGGCGGTCGAGCTTGTCGAGCTCGCCTTTCGCTTTCCTGGCTCCGGTTGTTACTCCTCTCGAGTCGACGACGACTCGGATCACTCGATCAGTCATTGAGAGCTCCCGATTTGTTTAGTTTTCTGGCCGGCGTCTCGCTTTACCTTTGCCGCGTCGTCCAGGGCGTTCCAGTGATCGGTCAGGACGCGATCGACCGACCAGATAATCCGCTTTAACTCGTCGCGATCGAGGCCGTAGGCGTCCGCGTATTGAATCACGGCGAGGGCGGGGATCGGGCCTCGAGGCTGGCGGCGCTCGCTAATCAGGTCGCGATAGGCTTCCCAATAAACGAGAAACTCCTGGCGGATCTCCGGCGGGTTTTCGATATTCTCGGGCGGTGTCAGTCCCCGCTCTTTATAGGCGGCGATTATTGACTCCGCGACTTTGACGTCCCCGATTCGGAGTTGATGATCGAGGACGTCCGTCAGTTTCCCGTCGCTTTTTCCTCGTGAGCCGCTCGATAATGCGACCACTGTCGAGCCGCGACCTGGATCGCCTCGAAAAATTTTGGCGCCTTTTTGAATAAAGCGACGGCGTTTTTCTCGTTGAACCGGAGCGAGGTCGCTTTCTGATCCTCGGGATCTGTCCATTTCCAGCCGGTTATCACGGCCCGAGCGTAGAGCTGATATAAAAACGCCTGATCCTGGACTTTGTCGATCGGGTCGGCCCCGTTTAAACGCGCCGCGTCGATCGACATTTCGGCGATCGATCGGCGATAATCCGAATTGAGCATCGCGTCCGCCGGTCTCACCTTGACGGTCGCGATCACTTTGCCATCGAATTCGATCTCGCACGTTCGGCCCTCGTCGATCAATTTAGTGCTAGTTTCAAAAGCCTGTAAGACTCTCACAGTCTGAACTCCTGGGCTCTCGGCCCCGTTAATGTTACCTCGCAAATGATACGTTTTGCGCTGATATGGTATAGCCGAAAATCGGCGATAAAATAGCTTGATACGTTCCTGGAATTGTAACGTCCGCGTTTTTGCCAGGGACGTCCGGCGCTCCGCCTGAAAACTTGATTCGCGGCAAATCGAAAACCATAGATCGGCCGTCGCCGCCTTGCGTAATCAGGTCGAGACTCGTCTCGGTATTATTGAGAATAATCTGGAGGATCTCGTCGTTATCGAAATAAGTCGACAGCGTTCCCGTGACTGACAGCTCCCCGACTCCGAGACCGGCCGCGCCGAATACTCCGACCGCTGGCTGGCGCCTGAGATTGTTATTAATCTCGATCGTCGCCTCGAGGACGAAATTCACGCCGGCCGCGTCGATCGCGTCGACGCCACGGCCGAGCCGGCCAATATCGCTCGACGTGTTATAGACGTCGAATTGCTCGGCCAGGAGGTCGGTCGGGAGGTTCGCATAAAGGTCGGCATATAGCGGCGAATCGTCAGAGACGGCCGAGCTAAATCCGAACCAGGTCAGCGAGCCGACCGCGATCGCCTGGGGCGCCAGGGTAATATTAAAATTATTTAATGCCATCCCCAGGAATAGCTCGCGAGTGATCGGCGAGTGATCCTCGAACCGTCTCTCGACGGCGAACTGGTGCGCGCTGATAGCCTCGGCGCCATTCTCGACGCGTGAACCATAAAACGCCTGGACGAGCGAGGCGGCGGCGGCGTCCGTCACCATGCCGGTTTGAGTGTCACAAGTGACAGTATCGGCCGCCAGGTCGATCTCGCGGACACGGTTCCAGAGGTTATTCGCGGCCGTGGGAAACTCGGCGAATTTGATCCAGGCCCCGATCTCGAGCGGGATGCCTGTCCCCATTGCGTCGTCGAGAGCGCCGGCTGGAAAAGTAAATACAGCGTCCGAACCAGTAACGACCAGGCTAATAAGCCCGACGCCTTGCGCGACGTATCCCGTCACTTCCAGATTAGTGTCCGCGTCGGCGGTCTCGGTGCCGGCGACCGCTGTCGTGTTCGTGCCAGGTAACGGGCCGACCGTCAGGACGTTTACGGCGATCCCCGAGATCTCGAAAATCCCGTCGCCGACGTCACCAGTCGCGAGTTTCTGGAGCCGGACAATCTGGCCGACAATGAAATCGCCGCCGACGTCGACGTCGATCGTGCCGACGCCGAACGCGGTAATCTCGCCCGTTCCGGTTTTGCTCTCGGTGTTCTGATATAGCGCAAACATGGCGCCGGTAATCAGCTCGTCAAAAGCGGCGTAACTGAGCTCGATCCCTGTATCGCCGCCGGCCTCGGCACCGACCAGGATCAGGTCGGAGATTTGCCGATCGGGGCGGATCTCCTCGCTGACGATTGTCGTCGGGACAAAGGCGAGGCCAGGCGTTCCAGTGAAACGGAGTTGCTCGAGGTTGAAAGGCCCCGCCGGAATCGGCGCGGTACGTTGGGCGCTGCGAAAAAACCGCAAACCGACTCTATTAGTATCTGACATTGCAAGACTCCCGTTTAATTAACTGAGCGCCTCACACGCTGCGAAATGAATCATACTCTAAATTGGCGCTGACATTAACCTGGAAATACTGGCCGACTCGGCCGGTCTCGGCCATGCCGATCTCCGAAATTCGGATTCCGGTTAAATGGGCGCTCTCCAAAAAGTCCAGGACGATCTCGGCCAGAGCGTCGGCCCGAGCCTGTCCGGTGTTATGCCGGACGAATATTTGCGCGGCGAATATTGCCACGCGGCGGACTTGAATGGAAGCGCCGGCGCCGAGGCTGGCAAACGTGCCGGACGAATGGGCCAGGTCGAGGAGGACATAATCGTCGCGAGCGCCTGGTCGATAGGCCAGATTATCCCAGGCGACATTATCCAGCGACTCGCCGGCGTCAGTCCAGGCCGTCCCGAAAGCCGTCCGCACGACGTCGCGGAATTGTGCCGGCGTTCTGGTTGACGCGCCCATTATGGCACGGCCTTAGAGCCGCCAGGCGTGAGGAGGGCCGCGTCGATCTGACGGTCTACCCATCCGGCCGCCGCTTGCCGGCTCCAACCTTGCGCGAGGCGGTTCGCGTAAGGGACATTATTCTGGATAACCAGGTTCGCCCCGCCGCCGCTCCGGACAAAGCCGTCGATTTTCGCTTTACCGGCGGCCAGGGT